AATTCGCCCCGGCGCGCGATGATGGACCTCCTGAACACAGGAGTTTCCGACATGGCGAACACCAACACGCCTTTCGGCTTCCGCCAGTACTCTGGCACTGGTTCGGCCCCGACCTACGAGCAGGTCGCCGTCGTGATCAACTACAACGCTGCCGCGATCTACTTCGGCGATGCCGTGATTGCTGCCGCTGATGGCTCTGTGACCGCCGCTGCCGCGCAAAGCACCCAAGTCGTCGGCGCTGTCGCAGGCATCTTCGTCGGCTGCAAATACCTGTCCGTAGCGCAGAAGCGCACCGTCTGGTCGAACTACTGGCCCGGCTCCGACGTCGCCTCCGGCAACACCGTCGAGGGCTACATCGTCAACGACCCGAACGCCAAGTGGACCGTTCAGTCGGACGCGACCGGCCTGACTCAAGCTGCTGTCAATGCCAACGTCGGCTTCAACACCGGCGCTGCGACCGCTGCGAGCGGCATCTCTGGCGCTTACCTCGACGTGTCGACGCTGAACACCACGGCGACCTTGCCGTTCCGCGTTGTTTCGCTGCTGGCCGGTCCGAGCTTGAACGGTACCGAGGCTGGTGCGTACAACATCGCCGTCGTCGCATTCAACAACGCCGCCAGCAAGAACCTGACTGGCATCTGAGGAGCATGAGACATGGCTGTTAACCTTTCTGCGATCAAAGACCTTCTGCTCCCCGGCCTGCGCGGGATCGAAGGCAAGTACGAGATGATCCCGTCTCAGTACGACAAGCTGTTCACGAAGCACAATTCGAAGATGGCGCTGGAACGCACCGCTGAGATGCGCTTCCTCGGCTTTGCACAGCTGAAGACCGAAGGTGGTCAGACCTCCTTCGACAACGGCGCTGGCGAACGCTACATCTACAACCAAGAACACGTCGAAATCGGTCTGGGGTATGCGATCACCCGCAAGGCCATCGACGACAACCTGTACAAGACGCAGTTCCAGCCGTCGAACCTCGGTCTGATCGAAAGCTTCCAGCAGACCAAGGAAATCTACGCCGCGAACATCTTCAACACCGCGACGACCTACAACTCGTCCATCGGTGGTGACGGCGTTGCCCTGCTGTCGACCTCGCACCCCATCGACGGTGGTGTGGTGGCCAACACCCCGACGACCCAAGTTGAACTGAACGAGGCGACCCTGCTGAACGGCATGATCTCCATCCGTACCAACTTCCGCGATCAGGCTGGCCTGAAGGTCTTCGCCCGTGGCCGCAAGCTGGTGGTTCCTGCACAACTGGAACCCGTGGCGATCCGCCTGACGAAGACCGAGCTGCGCCCCGGCACCGCCGACAACGACGTCAACGCGATCATGTCGACCGCTGGCGGCCTGCCGGAAGGCTACATGGTGAACGACTTCTTCACCTCGGCTGGCGCGTGGTTCCTGCTGACCAACATCGACGGCCTGTCGTACATGGAGCGTGTGAAGTTCGAAACCGACATGCAGGTCGACTTCGTCACCGACAACCTGCTGGTAAAGGGCTACGAGCGCTACTCGTTCTCATATTATAATTGGCGTTCTATCTGGGGCAGTACCCCCACCTAAGTAACGCTCAAAACAAAATGCTTCCCTCCTAAGCGAAACCATGTTAGAGATGACATCGGTATAGCAACGGAGGGAAGCATGCCTGACATTGAGATTGAACGACTTCGCGAATATCTTGACTACGATCCTGACACTGGTGTGTTCACTTGGATCAAAAAATCAGCCAAGAACGTCATGGCTGGGTCTATTGCCGGAACGGTAAAGTCCCTGCGTAAAGACAAAAACGGAAACTCCATCAAACATCGTTACATCACACTTCTCGGATCAGACATGTCTGGTCCTCGCGTTGCTTGGGCGCTTCACTATGGGGAATGGCCATTGTCTCGCGTAAGGTTTGCGGATGGCGATACACTGAACCTTCGCATCGACAACCTTGTCCTCTCGAACACGATCCAAGGTGACTTTGATCACTCTACCTCAGAAGGCAGAAGCAGGTATATGAAGGAGTACACCACGAAGTTTCCAGACAGGGTCAGAAATAGCCAGTTGGTGAAAAACTTTGGCATAGACCTGAATGACTACATCAGGATGGCAGTGGTACAAGAAAACAAGTGCGCCATCTGCGGACAGCCTGAAACCCAAGAGCGTGGCGGCAAGGTCAAGGCGCTGGCTGTGGATCATGACCATAAGACTGGCGCAGTGCGAGGCCTACTATGCAGTGACTGCAATACCGCTCTCGGCAAGTTCAGGGACGACCAGTCGGTCTTAACATCCGCGATTGCCTACTTGGACCGCTATATGGTATCGTAAGGCCAAGGCCTTGACCGCGTAGCGGACGTTGCACAGACAGGGTCTCTTTGAAACGTGCAAAAGGAGACCCTGTCATGGGTAAGACGACCTTCACTGGCCCAGTTCGCGCTGGCAACATTCTCAACACCTCCGGCACCACCCTCGGCAAGGACGTCAAGAACGTCGGCTCCGTCGTGATGGCGCAACAGGTTCCGGTCACGCAGGCCGCATCCGCTGGGCAGGCCGCTGGCGTCTACAAGACCGACATCGTCCTTCCGGCAAACAGCCACATCATCGGCATCACGCTGGTTGTCACTACCGCGTGGACTGGCGCAGCGGCTACCGTCAACGTCGGCACGACCTCCGGTGGCGCTGAACTTGCCGCCTCCACCGATGCATCCAACACGGGCGCTGCCATTGGCGTCATCCCCCTGACCGCTGGCGCAAACGCCACGCGGGTTGGCAAGTGGGACGACATCGGCACCACCGACATCCGCCTCTGGCTTAACTCGACCAACACTGGCAACGGTGTGGGCACCTTGGTGGTGCGATACATCCAAGCACAGGATACCGTCTGATGCGTGTCGGTAACAAAAAGCCCAACATGACGGTCAAGACCTCGGTCAAGACGGACAGCCAGCCCGCACATACCACCAGCGGTAGCAAGACCGTAATCGGCGGCAAGGGCGTTCACGGCATGCCTCTGATGTCGGCAGCCGCTGCCAAGGCGAAGTAACAGAGGGGGCGCGCAGCCCCCTCACACTCAACAGGATCATTTCAAATGGCCGCACCATACACATCCGCCGACGCCACAGTATCGGCACGCCGCGCTGCGGCCATCACCACCAGCGATACCGCCTTGTCCGACGACCCGACGCGAGCGATTTACATCGGGAACTCCGGAAACCTCAAGGTTGACATGGTCAGCGGTGGTACCGTCACGTTCTCGAACCTGACCGCTGGCACGCTGCTGCCCATCCAAGTGGTGCGCGTGTACGCAACTGGCACCACCGCAACCCTTCTGATCGGGCTTTACTGATGTTCATTGGTCTTGGTCTCCGCATTGCTCTCTTGGGTTCCGCTGCCTTCTGGCCCTCGGAACTCTTCATCAATGGCGAGCCGGGCCAGCTTATGCCGGTCGATCCGGCGTATCTCTACCAAGACACCGCAGGCACTCAACCCGTAACCGCTCCGGCGCAGGCTGTTGCGCTGCAACTGGACCAGTCCAAAGGGTTGGTGCTTGGGCCGGAGTTGGTCACGAATGGGACGTTTGATACGGGTATTAGTGGGTGGTCTTCAGGTCTCGGGTCTCCAACACTGTCTTGGGTGCCATCAAACGCTATGCGAATTACAAGGACGGTTGCGCCAGTAAATTACAGTGTAGTTTCACAGACTATTTCTGGGCTTACAGTCGGGAAAAGGTATAATGTTACATCAACATTCAACAACGTGGGATCGGGAACAAACCCGTATCTAGCTATCAATGGTGTCGCTGTCGGCACAGATCGGCTCTCATTCGTTGCAACAGCCACAAGTCACACCTTAGAGGTCAACACGACTACGGGGGCCATTGGAACGTCGTTTGATGTAGACAACATCTCCGTCAAGGAACTCCCCGGCAACCACGACACGCAGGCAACTGTCGGATCGCGCCCGATCTATGGGAAGCATCCGGCAAATGGCTACCGCAACATGCTGGCGTCGAGTGAGGATTTCTCGGCTGCGGCGTGGGGGAAGGTCTCATGCACTGTTGGCTCCAATGCGGCCACTGCCCCAGATGGGACCACTACCGCAGAAAAACTGATACCGAGTAATGCCGTAACAATGTCTACTTCTGCGGCCAGCGGAACTCCGTTGACTGCGCCAAACGGCATCACATCGGGTGCAACGTATGCTTACAGCATATACGCAAAGGCGGCGGAGTTTAACCGGATCGAGCTTTTCATTAGCGATGGTGTCACCGGGGGGAATGTTGTTTTTGATCTGTCCTCCGGTTCAGCTGTCTCCCAGTCGAATGCAACTGGCGTTATTTCCAGCGCCGAAAACGGGTGGTGGAGATGCACTCTAAGCAGAACTGCCTCAGGCACCACAGCCGGAGGGACCGGGACTCTCAGTTCAGTTCGGCTTTCTGCTAGAGATGCTACGGCGACGACTGGCAACGGCACCTCCGGCATCCTAATTTGGGGCGCACAACTCGAAACAGGCTCCACCGCCACCACTTACCAGCGCACAGGCGCATCGTCCGGTGTCGCATGGCCCGCACCGCCGTCCTACGATATCACCGAGGCAGGGCAGCCCGATCTGCATTACCTGCACTATAACGGGGTTTCCTCGTTCATGGTGTCGCCCACGATCACGCCGGGGATCGACAAGGCTCAGGTGTTTGTCGGGGTGCGGAAGCTGAGTGATGCGGCGACTGGGGCTTTACTTGAGAGTTCAGTTGATGCAGGCTCCAACGCTGGAACCATTTTGCTTTTGGCTCCAGACGCCAATGCTTCCCCGCGTTACGGTTTTTACTCTCGTGGATCGGTTGCATCTGGGGTCGCTTCTTCGCCATCATCCTCGTTTGCTGCGCCAATTAGCAACGTTGTGACTGGCATTGGGGATATATCTGCTGACGTTAGAACTATTCGCATCAACGCATCGTCTATTGGAACCAGTTCATCTGACCAAGGCATGGGAAACTTCCTCGCGTATCCGATCTACACTGGCCGTCGCGGCGGAACGTCTCTGCCATTCAACGGTCTTGTTTACAGCAAAATCATCCGTTTTGGTGCAAACCTGACCGCCGATCAGATTGCATCAACTGAACGCTGGACGGCACAACGCACCGGAGTTGCAATATGATTAGGGTAACAGCAGCCGCATCGGCCACGATCATCAATGCTGTCAACCACTACGCCATGTGCATCGGGCAAAGCGCAGCAGAGATTGACACGTATCAGGGCCTCAACTGGCAGGACGTGGCTGGCAATCTCTATGCCGCAACGTCATTCATGGTGCGGCCTGAATGGCTTGGCGCGGCGCAGTCGCCACTGGTGCGCCCCGCATGGGATACGGGCAACGTGATCGATATGGCGCTGGCAGCGCAGGGGCAGGCCGCGCTGCGGTTTTGGGCACCTGACATGACCACGCCCGCGCCACTCGCCACGCCCAACACGCTGACGGCCTACGCAAACTGCGGCATCCAAGAAGCCCTTGGAATGATGGGATTGGAGGCTATTGATGGCTAAGACACCTGCATGGACCCGCAAAGAGGGGCAAGACCCGAAGGGCGGCCTGAACGCCAAGGGGCGTGCCTCCGCGAAGGCGCAAGGGATGAACCTGAAGCCACCAGCTCCTGAGCCAAAGACCGAAAAGGACGCTGCCCGCAAGAAGTCTTTCTGTGCTAGGATGGGCGGCATGGAAGGTCCGATGAAGGACGAGAGCGGAAAGCCAA